GCAAGGTCCATCAAATATAGGACAAGTTGTCACTTGGATCAAGAATTTCATATCAACTTTTATCGGACCATATATTAAACCTTACTTTACTTCAATAGCACAATTAGCACAATTGACACAACTTCAAGCACAAGGTTTAACAGTAATACAAGATGCATTAAGTAAATTGAACAGTTTGAATCCAATATCACAATTAAAATCAGTAAAAGATAGTGTTGTAGGATCCATAAATGATACGATATCAAACATTAATTCTAAGTCATTACCTACAGCAAATACATTAACCGATGCTATTGGATCTTTCAAATCAGCAGGTATTTCATTACCTTCTGGTGTAAAAGACCCTACAGCAAACACAGCATAAATAAACGATGATTACAGTTCAATTAGATCAAGTTAGAGATTATAAAGATTTGGATCTGAACTTTATTGTTCATCCAGTCAAGAAAGATATTAACAAAAATACTGGTGCTTTGGCAGTTATTAATGCTGTCAAGAATCTTGTTTTGACTAATCATTATGAAAAAACCATTTCATCCAGAAATAGGTTCCAATGTAAGAAAACTTCTCTTTGAACCTATTGATATGATTACAGCTTCAGCAATAGAAAGAGAAATAACACAAACAATACAGAATTTTGAACCAAGAGTTTCTATCATTAAAATTGAAACAAAACCTAATTATGACGAAGATGGTTATCAAGTAATATTAACATTCCAAATCAATAATATTACCAGTCCAGTAACCATAACATTTCAATTAGAAAGATTGCGCTAATGGCACAAAGATTAAGAATAACTGAACTTGATTTTGATACAATCAAGACAAATTTAAAAAATTATCTTCAAAGTCAATCAGAATTTACTGATTACGATTTTGATGGCGCTGGCCTAAGCTACTTGCTTGATATTCTGGCATATAATACTCATTATCAAGCTTATTATTTGAACATGGTCGCTAATGAATCTTTTATGGATACAGCAATCACAAGAGATTCTGTAGTATCAAATGCTAAAAATTTAGGTTATGTTCCAAAATCACGTTCAGCCACAAAAGCACAAGTAACAATAACAATTGATACAGGTAATACAACTCCCGATCAATTAACTCTTCCAAGAGGAACAGTATTTCTTTCTAATCTAATTGATGGCAAAGCTTATAATTTTATCACAATTGAAGATATTGTAATCAGCAAATCAAATACAAGCTTTATCTTTGATACAGTAGATATCTATGAAGGTAATATAACTTCAACAACATTTGTACAAAATAATCTTTCAAATCCAAAACAGATTTTTACTTTACCAGATAGTAATATTGATACTTCAACACTATTGGTTACTGTAACAGATGTTTCTTCAAATACAGCATCAGAAGTTTATACTTTAGTTACCGATGCAACAGAATTATCAACAACTTCACCTGTATATTACCTACAAGAAGGTCTTGGTGGACTATATCAGATTTATTTTGGTGGTGATAATGTAGGTAAAAGTATTCCAGATGGATCCACAGTATCTGTGTCATATCTTGTTACAAATGCATATGCAGCAGATTCAGCATCATCATTTGTTGGTATGTCACCAATAGGAACTTATCCAAGTTATACAGTAACTACGGTAACAAATGCAGCTGGCGGAGCAGAAAAAGAATCACTTGATTCAATTAAACAATCAGCACCTCTTTCTTTTGCATCTCAAAATAGATTGATTACAACAAACGATTATAAAGCATTATTACAACAACATATCCACAAGCTTCTTCTGTATCTGTTTGGGGCGGTCAAGAACAAACACCAAAAGTATATGGAAAAGTGTTTGCATCTATTAAACCAAAAACAGGATATTATCTTTCTGAAACAGAAAAACAAAGAATAATTGATGATATTATTACACCAAAATCAATTCTTTCAGTAAAAACAGAAATTATTGATCCTAGCTATACCTATTTAAAACTGCAAATTGATGTTAGATATGATAAGAATAAAACAAATCTTGCTGTAGATACAATAAAAAATTCTATCAGACTTGTTGTTCTAAACTATAAATTAACAAATCTTGATAAGTTTGATGGTCAATTTAATACATCATCCTTAGTTGAAAGTATTCTTGCAATAGATAAATCAATTGTTGCATGTGATATTAATGTAAGATTGTCAAAGAAAGTAGAACCAACATTAAATGTTAATCGCTCTTATACAATTGATTTTAAAAATAAATTGCTAAGAGGCAGTATTGATAGTCAATTACAAAGTGATGAATTTTATGTTCTAGATGCAGGTAATACTCAAAGATTAGGTAATCTAGAAGAAGTTCCTAATTCATATACAGGTATAGAAAAAATTACTATAACTAATCCAGGTTATGGATACACAGAAATTCCTACAGTAACAATAACTGGTGATGGTACTGGAGCCACCGCTTTACCTAGAGTTAATACACAATCTAATACTATATCAAGTATTATTATAAGTTCAAAAGGCTCTGGATATACTCATGCTAATGTTATTATTTCTGACTCAGGAACAGGAGCAAATGCTACTGCTAGAGCAGTATTAAGCCCACCTGGTGGTCATGGGTCTAATCCATTATTTGAACTGGGTGGTTCTTATCTAGTTTTAAATCCTAGATTGAAAGGCTCAGAAAACGGTAAGTTTCCAACGGTAAATGAATTTCGTCAAGTTTCGCTATTGTTGAATCCTAAAGAACGGGCTACAAATAATGCAGCGGCTAATGTGATTTATTCACAATTGGTCATCGCAGTTCTAGACACAGGTATTACAAATTATAATCAAGACGAATTGGTATATCAAGGTCCTTCATTATCATCGGCCACTTTTACTGGTATCATCGTAATAAGGAGTAACATTGAAATTAGTAGTGAGCGTGGAATTAGACAAATTCGTGTTATTACCACTTGCTGCTTGATTTTGACTCAGTACGATATCTACCATTTTTTATTATACCTTTTTAAAATGCCATTACTATCTTGAAATCTTCGATCTGGTCATCTGCACGAGAAATGGGTGTTAGGTTATTAATATATAGCATACTACCAGAATATGGTTTTAACTCTTTATCTGTCACGAAT